CCCGCCGCAGTTCAGGATGATATTCTTGGCGTGCAGAAGGGGGCGCTGTTCCGGCGCGGCGGGCTGACGCTGGACAGGTTCGTGGCGGCGGATGGGAGCGAGCTCAACCTCGACGGGCTGCGGGCGAAGTATCCGCAGGCATTTGGACGCGCTGGGCTGAATGCCGACAGCCTGGCGCGCACGTCGACTGGCGCGGCTTTTCCGGTTATTGCGGACATTGCGGATTCCGACCTGCTTTCGGCGCCGCAGAATGCCATTCGGCGCGATCTGCTGGAGAAGGCCAGGCCCAAGCCTGTCGAATGGATGGCAGGCTATGACCGGGAAACCGGAAAGACGTTCGAAGCCTATACGGATGACAAGCAGCGCGCGGTTGCGATGCGCGGTGAAATCTGGGATGCGGCCAATGATGGCAAGCGCACCGGGCAGGTGGAGGTTCATCACAATCACCCCAGCGGCAGCACGCTTTCGCCGGCTGATTTCCAACTGGCGCAGAAGAGCCGACTGGCTTCGATTTATGCACATGGCCATGACGGATCAGTGTTCCGGGGTCGGGTTCTGCCGTTCCAGAACTTCGACAAGGCCTATGACAACGCCACGGACGCACTGATCAAGGCAAAAGCGCGCATTCCAAAAAGCGACCGAATTCTGCAAGAAGCTGCGACCAGTCAGTCCGATCACATAACCTTCAAGGCATTGGCAAAAGCGGGCGTTATCGAGTATGAATACAGGCTGGGAAGTCGCACGATGTGGCTTGCCGATATTGATCAAAAGATTGACGAACTCGCATCAAGGGTGGCGAAAAATCTATGACCTACATCCTGTATGAAACTCTTCCTGCACTGGCCCCTCTCGAAGAGCACGAGGCGATGTTGGCAGATCTGGAGGCGCATCCGGAACAGGACAACCCCGGTATCATCAGCGCCCTCATGTTTACCCGTCGGGCCATTGAGCGATACAAGGCGAAGGGTGCGCCGGCCGCGCCGGCCGCTTGACCGTCCCGTTGCGAAACCAGCCGGGCTGACATTGACGACTTCGCCGGCGGGAAGCCGGTGGGCGCGCGGGGACCGGCACGGCGGGCCCCGGGTGATCTGATCCGTGCGCGGACGGCCGGGCGGGATGCGCCGGCGCGCCGCAAAGACCCGCAAGCCCGCATCCGGGCGCGGGCATCCGGGATGGATAGAAACATGGCATTGAAAGCGATCATCGGCGCCCTTGCGGACGCGCCGGAAGCCCTGCGCGGCGAATATCGGCCAGGGACGAAGGAAGAGGGGCTGGAGGGCAGGTTCGTCCTGAGCGTCGACGGCGAAAGCGGTTGGGCGCTCGAAAATGTGAACGGCCTGAAAACCGCGGTTTCTTCGGAGCGGGCCGCGCGCGAAAAGGCCGAAACCGCATTGCGGGCGTTCGGCGAGATGAAGCCCGACGAGGTTTCCAGGCAATTGGCGAGGCTGACCGAGCTGGAGAAGATCGACCCGGCGAAGGAGGCCGACAGGCTCGCCGAAGCCAAGGCCCAGGCGCGCATCGACCAGCTGGCCGCCAAGCACGCCACCGAGCTGCAGAAGGCGCAGGCGACCGCCGACAAGGCGATGTCGGGCCTGAAGACCCGCACGATGCAGTCGGCCATCAACGAGGCGCTCTCGCAGGCAGACGCGCTGAACCCCGAGGCCCTGCGGCTGAAACTCCAGTCGCACATCAGGCTGAAGGAGACCGAAAACCCCGACGATCCGTTCCGGGTGGAAGTGATCGACACCAGCGGCAATCCGCTGGTGGACAACAGGGGTGCCCCGCTGGCGCTGGGCGGCTTCATGGAGGAGCTGCGCCGGGACCAGGTCTGGGCCACAAGTTTCAGGCCCGCGGGCAAGACCGGCAGCGGCGCACAGGGTGCCGCCGGTGGCGCGGGCAAGACCATGAGCCGGCAGGCCTTCGAGGCCATGGCGCCGGCGGAACAGGCGAAGATCGCCACATCCGGCGTCAGCTTCGTCGACTGAACAGGCTCGGGTGCCCGGCGGGATGCCGGATGCCTGATCCACCCCCTTCGCGTGGCGGGACGCCAGGTGAGGGCCAACAGGCCGAAAGGCCCGCGATCCTTCGCAAACCCCCGGCGCAAGCCGAATCCCACCATGTTGAAAGGAAATCCCCATGAACACCCTTACCGGGCTGATCCCCACCCTCTATGAGGCGCTGAACCGCGTCTCCCGCGAAATGGTCGGCTTCGTTCCGGCCGTCGCGCGCGACAGCAACGCCGAGCGCGCCGCCGTCGGCCAGACCGTTCGTTCACCCGTTGGTGAATCGGGCGCGCTGGAAGACATCACGCCCGGCGTGAGCCCGGCGAGTTCGGGCAGCACCACCGTCGGCTTTACCGATGTCGTCATCACGAAGGCGCGTGTTGCGCCGATCCGCTGGAACGGCGAAGAGCAGCGCGGCGTCGGATCCGGCGGGATCTACAATGCCGTCCTCGCCGACCAGTTCGCCGACGGCATGCGCAAGATCGTCAACGAAGTGGAGCGCGATCTTGCCATCGTGGCGAAGAACAATGCTTCGCGCGCGACCGGCACTGCCGGCACGACCCCTCTGGGCACGGCGGGCGATCTTTCCGACCTGGCGGGGCTGGCAAGGACGCTGGACGACAACGGCGCCCCCGTTGGCGACCGGCAGTTCGTCGTGAACTCCGGCACCATGGCGAACCTGCGCGGCAGGCAGTCGGTGCTGTTCCGGGTGAACGAAGCCGGGTCTTCGGACATGCTGCGCGAAGGCATGACCGACCGCCTGCAGAACATGGCGCTGCGCTATTCCGGCGGCATTCAGGCCCATGTGCGGGGGACCGGCGCCGGCTATCTTACGAACGGCAACCCGGCGCTTGCGGCGCAGTCGATCGCCGTGCAAACCGGCACCGGCACCATCCTTGCGGGCGATGTGCTGGCCTTCGCGGCCGACGCGGTGAACCGCTATGTGGTGGGCACTGCGCTGGCAGGCGGCGTGGTCGGCATCAACAGGCCCGGCATCCAGGTGCAGCCGGGGGCCGGCAACGCGATCACGCTGGCGAACAACTACACGCCGAACTTCGCGTTCAGCCGCAACGCCCTGGTGCTTGCGGCGCGTGCCCCGGCTGTGCCGGAAGGCGGCGATTCGGCCGACGACGCCATGATGATCACAGACCCGTTCTCGGGCCTGAGTTTCGAGGTGCGCGTTTACCGGCAGTATCGCCAGGTGAAGTATGAGATCGGCCTTGCCTGGGGCGTCGCTGCCACCAAGCAGGAGCATATCGCGATGCTGATCGGCTGATGAAGCGGGGCCGGAGGGGGAGACCCTTCCGGCCCGCTTTTGCATTGCGGGAGATGAGAGATGAATGATGTGACGAACGAAGCCGCGCTGGTGCCGATGACAAGAGACGCGCCGCAGTTTCCCGGGGGGCCGGTGGAGGCGCGGGTTCACCCGGACGAGGTCGGAAATTATCTGGCCGGCGGCTGGGCCGCTCCGCCCGGCTTCGAGGGCCTCGTGCAATCGACGCCTTCGGACAAGCCGCTCGACGCCATGACGCTTCCGGAACTGCGCGGCGTGGCCGATGCCGAGGGCGTGCAGTTCTTCCCGCGCACACCTGCGGCCAAGCTGATTGCCGACATATTGCGGAAACGGTCGGAGGAGGCTGATCATGGCTGATCCGACAGACAGCATCCCGGTTCGCTGCCGGCAGACGGGTTTTCGCGCATCGATCCCGGCGGGCGACTGGGATGCCTACACCGATGCGCAGCGCGATGCCTATGAGCGGCTGGACGGCGCTACGGCTGCCGCTCCCGCCGCCAGGGTTCGCAAGCCGGGCACCGAAAGCCGATAGGAGAAGCCGATGCCGAAATGGGTGAATACCGCCGTGCTCGACCGGGCGCTGAGCGAGATTGCGACGGCGAACCTGATGGTGGCGATTGCCGGTCAGCCTGCGACGTTCGCGGCGGCGCAGACCGGCAAGCTGGCAGAATCCGCGATGGTGCCGGGGGATTACACGCTGTCGGCGGGCAGTCCGAACGGGCGCGCGGTGTCGGTGGCGGGCAAGAGCGGGCTTCCGGTGATCGCGGGCGGCACGGCGGATCATGTGGCGCTGCTCGATACCGTCGGGCTGCGGCTGCTGTATGTGACGACGGCGCCGGCGCAGCTGCTCCAGATGGGCGGTTCGGTGGCGATCAGCGGCTGGAATGTCACCATCGCCAATCCGGTCTGACGCATGTCTGTGACCGCTGCCACCATCGAGGCCAATGGCTGGGTGTTGCGGGTTGAGGGGACGTGGGCCGCCTCCACCTTCGCCAGCTTCGACCTGGACCCGGACGGCGCGCCGAAGGTTTCTGTTGCCACCACGTCGGCGGGCTTCTCGCGCTCGGGTGCGACTGCGGTTGCCGATCCGGCGCGGGTGCGGGGTGGTGTTGTCGGCACGAAGCCGCTTCGCCAGCCTTTCCCCAACCAGTTGCTGCTGGATGAGGTTGATCTTGGTGGCGGGGTGCGGCGGGTGCGGCTGGCGCTTTCGCGCTATGTCTATCCGGGCGATGCGGCAAGCGTGACCTTCGCTGCCGGATGGCGGGCCGGGTTGGGCGGACAGACGCTGGTTGCCACGAACAGCAGCACCCATGCGGTGCGGATACCATCGGCGCGCTGGGCAACGCCGCAATATCTGCACGAGACCGGCGCGTTCCGCATCGACCTGCTGGTCGCCAATATCGAGACGGAAAATCTGAGCGCGGCGGCGGCTGTGCGGGTGATCGGTTATGACGGCATCAACACGCAAAGTTGGTGGCTGACCGAGAGCGTTTCCGACCGCTTCGGGGACAATCTGAAATGCTGGGGCGCGACGATCACGCCAAGCGTGCTGACGCCGGGTATCATCACCCTGCACTGGGAGGTTTATCCGTGGGTCGGGGCGATGCGGACATCCGGCACCGCGCAGGTGGTGGATGCCGGGGCCGGGTTCTCGCAAGGGTCGGATGCGCCCCTGCATGTGTGCTGGGACGCGGGCGGTGCGCGCTACGGCGGGCATCATGTCTATGTCGATCCGGCAGGGACGCTGACGCCCTCGCTGGTGACGGTGGGTTCGACGCTGGCGATTGCCAAGGCCGGGACACGGGCTGCCAATAATTTCATCGCGATGCAGGCGCTGGAGAATCTGAGCCGTGCGCTGCCTGCCGCCAACGGCTATCCGGCGGTGATTGCCCGGACGCTTGAGGGCGCGACGATAACCTTTTCGCCGGGCGTGCACACCGTCGCTTATGGCAATCTGCTGACCTCGGCCCGCACGGTCGAGGCGCGGCTGGTCTTGCAGGGCGACCCGGACGACCCCGACCCGCGCAACAACGTGATCTGGCGCACTGACACGGGCACGGGCAACGTGCGTGTCACCCGCATGTTGTTCCGCAACATGTCCATTGAGCTTGGCGGCACATGGCCAGGGCTGTCGTGGCGCAGCCATTTCGACAATGTGACGCTGCGGGGGCGGGCCGGGAACGAGACTGCGACGGTCGGGATTACATCCTCGGTGACTGTCGGTTTTTTCCGTCTGTCGTTCACCCGGTCGCGCTACTGGCGCTACGGGCTGAACCTTGGCGGATCGACGATGGCGACGGGGCTGGCCCGCAATCTGGAGTTCATCCGCAACCTGACCACGCCGGTGGTGGTGGCTTCCACGCGGATTGCCGATGCGACGGTTCCGGTGGGTTCTTCCGGCATGGTGGGGG